ACAGCGCTATAGATTACATAAACATATTATTAAGTACATCTCCTATCGGTAAGGAATCAGAACCAGGAGCTGAACCAGCTGCCGAACCTGAAACACCACCTGAAGGAGAAACACCACCTGAAGAAGAAGCATAATGGAAATAGGAAATCACAAAAATTTAGGAAAAGACATTCAAGTATCGGGACATAACATTGTCCCTTATTTGGCTAATTTAACCAAATACATGGTAGATAATGGTTTGGAAGCAAACCCATTACCAAAAGTGATTATATCTTCAGATGCACAGTATGCAAATGAACCTTTTGGTAAAACAGCTTATTATGATCCTGAAAATAAAGTTGTAACATTATTTGTAGCAGGTAGACATATTAAAGATGTTTTACGTAGCTTTGCACATGAGATGATTCATCACAGCCAGTTTTTAACAGGTATGTTTGACGAAAGTCATCTAGGTGCTTTAGAAGACCCAAGATATGCAGAAAATGATAAACATATGATGAATATGGAAAAAGATGCTTATCTTCGCGGTAACATGTTCTTTAGAACCTGGGAAGATTCATTTAAATAAATTATTATGAAAAAAACATTAATTACAGTAATTTTAGTTATCTTAGCGGCTGCAGCTGTTTATTTTATTTTTTTAGATCGCGGTTTTAACTACGATAAACAAGAACTTAAAGAAACAATTGATAGCTTGAACAAAGAAATAGATCTTAAAGAAGATACTATCAATATCAAAGAAGAAGAAGTTCATGTGTTTGAAAATCAAGTAGAACGTGCTCAGAAAACAATAGATGTTAATAATGTTAAAATTAAAAAATTAAATCAAAAACATGAAATACAAATACTTACTATTGATAGTTACGATGTTACTCAGCTTGAACAGTTTTTCACAAACCGTTATAGAGACTCGTCAAGTATCAAATAACGATACCGTTAAGATTCATATTGATATTGCTAAAAAGATCGCTAAAGATTTATCTTTATTAGACGTTCTTAAAGAAGAAAGAGTTTTATTAAAGCAAAACATTGATACGATTACGTTTCAAAGAGATACAAAAGACTCAATTATTGTTCGCAAAAATGATCAAATAGGATTGTATAAATCTTCTATTGATATCTACAAACAAAAAGAAGACGTATATAAAATAACTTTAGGTAAATTAGATTTACAGTTATCTAAAGCAAAATTTAAAAACAAATTAGGCTGGGGAACAGCTGCGATTTTGGTTGTATATACACTTGTCCGTAAATAATGTCAGAAAATCCAGTATCTCTTAAAGAAATAATAAGGGATGAATACATAAAATGTGCAAAAGATCCGGTATACTTTTTAAAAAAGTATGTCTATATTCAGACTAGTGACGGTCGAATGTTGTTTAATCCTTATATTTTTCAGGATAAACTTCTTTTCTTATTAAACAAACACGATAGAACTATTATTCTAAAGTCTAGACAGTTAGGTATTACTACCTTATGTGCTGCTTATGCTTTATGGTTAATGATATTTCAAAAGGATCAATCGATTCTAGCGCTTGCACCAACCCAAGAGAAAGCTAGAAACATCGTAGATAAAGTACGCTTTGCTTATGCAGAGCTTCCATCATGGCTAAGAGTACCATCCTCAGAAGATAATAAATTAAGTCTTATATTATCCAACGGATCTAAAATCAAAGCTGCATCAGGGGCCTCAGAGAGTGCTCGTGGTTACACCGCTAACGTATTGATTCTGGATGAGGCTGCGTTCATAGATAACGCTGAAGATTTGTGGGGATCTGCGCAACAAACTTTAGCAACAGGTGGTAGAGCCATCGTGTTGTCAACTCCAAATGGTATTGGTCAGTGGTTCCACCAAATGTGGAATGATGCAGAAATGCAAGAGAACAATTTTGTTCCCATTAGATTACCATGGAGTGTTCACCCTAACAGAGATCAGAAGTGGAGAGACGCACAAGATAAAGAGCTTGGTAAGAGAATGGCAGCACAAGAGTGTGATTGCAATTTTAATAGCTCAGGAGACACTTATTTTGAAGCAGAGCAGTTAGAGTACTACACAGCTAATATACTCGATCCTATAGGCTTTGAAGGGCCAAAGAATGACATCTGGGTGTGGGAACATCCTGTAGATCAAAGATCTTACATGGTTGTAGTTGATACAGCTAAGGGAGATGGTTCAGATAGCTCAGGTATTCAAGTATTAGACATATACAGCGGTGCTCAGGCATCTGAGTATAAAGGTGACGCTGACACTAGTACCCTGTCTAAAATGGCCGTTGCTTTAGCAATAAAGTACAACTCAGCACTTCTAGTAGTAGAAAATACAGGATTAGGACACGCTACAATGAGCATGATCCTAGAGATAGGTTACAATAACATTTACTACTCCCCTAAAGGAGACACGTTAAATGTGAGTCAGTACATGACTCAATTCTATGAATACGATATCTCTCGTATGACACCAGGCTTTACAACCTCTACTAAGACTAGACCAGAGGTATTGTTAGCCATGAAGAGCTACGTTAGAGATCATTCTATTCAAATCCGTTCAAAACGAACAGTAAACGAGATGCAGACTTTCGTTTGGAAGAATGGTAAAGCGCAAGCTCAAACTGGATACAACGATGATTTGATCATGTCGTATTCAATTGGGCTTTATTTAAGAGATAGTGCAATACAATATCGTGCACAAGGCCTTGATATGCAAAGAGCTGTATTGAATAGTATGCAAAAATCAACAACATTTTCACCGGTCAACCAATTAAATGAACCAAAAGTAAATCCATACCAGATGAACGTTAACGGTCAGATGGAGGATATTACGTGGTTAATCTAATAATGACCATATTTATATATATTAAAGAACAGATATGCCAGTAGACAAAAGTTTATTCCCAAGGCTTAAAAGATTATTTAGCACCGACGTTGTCATTAGAAACGTGGGCGGGAAGCAGTTACGTGTAATGGATGTGGAGCGTATCCAAAGTTTTGGTCAGTTACAGACTAACAGTTTAGTAGACAGATTTACTCGTTTACACAAGTCTGGACAAAGAATGCAGTTCAATCCGACGTTGAACTACCAAACACTTAGATTACAGCTGTACTCAGATTATGAAGCGATGGATACAGATGGTATCGTATCAGCTGTATTAGATATTTTATGTGAGGAATCGACTTTAAAAGGTGAAACCAATGAGGTTTTAACCGTTAGAAGCTCGAACGACAACATCCAACGTATCTTATATAACTTATTTTATGATGTGTTGAATATCGAATTCAACTTACCTATGTGGATTAGATCCATGTGTAAGTACGGAGACTTCTTTTTGAAGTTAGATATTGCAGAAAAATTTGGTGTGTACAGCGCCAGACCATTGTCAGTATACGATATGATTCGTGAAGAAGGTCAAGACCCAAACAATCCATCTTATATTAGATTCATCTACGATCCAGTATCAGTAGCAGGTGGTACAACCGCTACTAAGAACAAAGAATACTTTGAGAATTTTGAAATAGCCCACTTTAGATTACTTACAGACACCAACTACCTACCTTTCGGTAGATCATACGTTGAGCCGGCTCGTAAGTATTTCAAACAATATACCTTGATGATGGATGCGATGTTGTTACACCGTATCATGCGTGCTCCTGAAAAGCGTATTTTCTATATCAACGTAGGTAATATCCCTCCAGCAGAGGTTAATGCGTTTGTACAACAAACCGTTAACGGTATGAAGAAAACTCCTTATATTGATCAGAACACAGGTGATTACAACTTGAAGTTCAACGTACAGAATATGCTTGAGGATTTCTATATCCCAGTTCGTCCAGGTGATAATACTACTAAGATCGACACTACAAAGGGATTAGAATATGCTGGTATTGAGGACGTTGAGTTCTTAAGAGACTTGATGTTAGGCTCTTTAAAGGTACCTAAATCATTCTTGAACTACTCAGACGAATTGAACGGTAAGTCCACTATTAGTGCCTTAGACGTTCGTTTCTCACGTACTATTGAGCGTATCCAAAGAATTGTATTAAGTGAACTTGAGAAGATTGCATTGATCCATTTATATGTTCAAGGCTTTGAGGATTCTGATTTGGTGAATTTCCAATTAGGATTGAACAATCCATCTATCATCTACGAGCAAGAGAAGATTGCTTTGATGAAGGAGAAAGTGGATTTGGCTGGTCAGATCATGGAGAAGAAGCTATTCTCTACAGATTACATCGCTGATAAGATCTTCCAAATGAGCGAAGAGCAAATCATGGAGCAAAGAGAACTTGTAGCAGAAGATGCTAAGAGAACCTTTAGATACAACCAAC